AATTAGTCTCTGTAAAATAGAAGAAGCATATAAAAGATTTCAGTAATCATGCCGTATATAGGTAATAATTTAAGGTCTAATACTGATTACAAAACGATTGATGATATTTCAAGTTCGTTTAATGGAAGCACTACATCATTTTCTCTTCTAGTAGGAGGAGTTGCACCTACTCCATTTCCAAAATATGAAACTCAGTTATTAATATCTGTCGGTGGTGTAATTCAAGAACCTGATTCTTCGGGATCCACAGGATTTCAATTATCAGGAACAAATATAGTTTTTAGTTCTGCTCCAGCTTCAGGTGAAGTTTTCTTTGGAGTCATCTTTGCAGGTGCAGATTATTTAAATGCAGGTGGAACATTTCCTGATGGAACAGTTTCAGTTCCTTCTATCACATTTACCGAAGACACAGATACTGGTTTCTTCAGAGTAAGTTCTGGACAGATTGGTATTGTTGCTAATGGAACTAAAGTTGCTCAGTTCCCAACAGCAACAGGTTCATCAGGACAATTGCTTTCCA